TTCTAATCCAATGTTACCACCGTCTACATCACCACCTGATGTGAATATAATAGCGTTGTCTTCATTTGTGCTTTCATTGTCACTAATAGTTACAGTTGTTGCTACGGCTGCAGTTGTTGCATTTGTTACTGTTACACCTGCAATAACCGTGTTAAGTGCTGTACCGTTGACTGTTATAGCATCTGCTTCTAGTGTACCATTAACATCTACATCGTTTTCTATATCTAATGAGTTTGCGATAAGTTGGTCAACTTGTAAACTTTCATGATTAGAACCTAGCTTCAACTCAAACTTAGGACCAGTGGTGTTGTAGCTAAATGTAGCGTCATCTCCACTACCACCCTCTATTGTTATTCCTGCTCCGTTCACCACAGCAGATGTGCTGTTACCACTGTCTAATACAAGGTTGTGGTCATTTAGATTTACAGTAGTTGAGTTTACTGTAGTGGTTGTGCCTGATACAGTTAAGTCACCTGTTACAGTTAGGTTGTCGTTTACTGTTACTTCAGATGTTGTGTGACCAATAGATATAGGCACACCAGATGTAGCTGTGCCTATTGTTATACCGTTGGATGTATTAGAGTTATCTATGTTTAAAGTAGATGTACTGTCTAATGATATGTTAGAACCGTCTACAACTAATGTACCATCTATATCTGTGTTATCTAAATTAGTTGTTCCGTCAACATCTATGTCACCACTAATGTCTAGGCTTGTAGCATCAACTTCACCTGCTACGGTGAGTACACCACTAGCGACAGTCATTAAGTCTGTGTCACCAGTATGCCCAATAGTTGAGCCATTTATAATTACGTTATCTACTGTAAGAGTGGTTAGTGTTCCTACAGAAGTAAGATTAGGCATAGCAGTTATTTCGTCATCAAGATATGCTGCAAGTGTCTGAACCGTGGTCTGTGCCATAGTTCCACCGTGATTCATCAAAATACCGTGACCATCAGAAACTGCTGTTGTGCCTATGGTAGACCCACCGTCTGTTAAGTTTAACTCTGCAGCCGTGGCATCTAGGGCAGCAAGTTTAGTGAAGTCAGCTTGTACTAATCCTGATACACCATCTAATAAATTTAACTCAGTAGCTGTAGCTGTTAGAGCTACATTCTCATTTATCTTTGGTGAGGTTAATGTTTTGTTTGTAAATGTTTGTGTACCTGCAAGTGTAGCTACAGTAGAATCTATTGCAAAAGTAACAGCGTTGCCACTTCCACTTGTATCAATACCTGTGCCACCTGTAAATGTAAGTGTTTCACTGTCTAAGTCAATACTTAACGCACCACCACTATCAGCTTGAAAGTCTAAGTCTTCTGCTGTTAGTTGTGTATCTACATATGCTTTTACGGATTGCTGTGTTGGCACGAGAGTAGCACTATTAGAAGCCATGTTATCTTCGTCTACAAACGCTGTGATTGTTATTGAACCATCTGACAAGCTACCATATGTAAGTGTTCCTGATACATCAGCATTACCATTCATATCAATAGTAGTTGCAGCTATTTGTACTTCTGTGTCAGCTACAATGTCAAGCTGTCCGTCAGTGCTAGAGTTGATGTAAATAGCTGTATCACGGAACTGTAGCTTTTCTGTGGACGCTACAAGTATATCGTCAGAGAACTCAAAGTAGTCCTCGTCTTCCATCCACTTGAGTACACCGTCTGATGTCTCACCGTCAAAGGTTACTGTTATATCTGTCCCTGCTGTACCTGCACCAAAGGTAAGCGTGTTACCTAGTAGCTTGGTAATAGGACCACCTTCGGCTGTAGTACCATCATGTGTGTGTCCTGATGATGATGCAAAGGCAGCTAATAACTGATTGAACTCGTCATTAGTGTGGGCTGCCGTGATAACATCACCGTCAGAGTATGAAGACTGTCTTGTGTATGTTGCTCCCATTTACCTTCTTGCTCCTACTTGATATTCTAATTGAAAACCTTTTAGTGAATATGGTGCTGTTTCTCCACCGTCATTCACTCTTAGTGCTACTGCAAATCCTGAACCTTCTACGGATTGTCTAAACAATGGCTGTGATGCACCACCATATGTACCAACTACAGAAGAAGATGTACCATATGTTGACGTTCCATATATAGCTGCAATATCTTGTGAGTCTAACTCATATGCAGCAGGTCTTGCTGAGTCTTTAGATTCATAGTCATAGCGTAAAAATAAATCTGCATCTATAGATGACTCAGGCTTAAAGTTTACAACTACACGTTGCATGTGCTTTCGTATACCTGCATCACCAAACGTCATATCAGGACTTCTGTACTTTGCTAGTATAGCTGTGCCATCAAATGTATTACCCGATTCTTGTCGGTACACATAGCCGTTAGAGTAGTCTCCATGTAAAACTATAACATTACCTGCTGATACAAAGCTGTCTGTTGATGCAGGTTTTATACCTCTTAACTCTGAAAACTCAAATGCTTGACCTTTTAAAACACAGGCTATACCCTTTGTAGCATTTTGCCCTGTACCATCTTTAGTAAAAAATATTCTATACTGGGATCTGTCTGGTATAACTACACTTTGAAACTCAGATGCACTTGATAGGTTATCATCAAATATAGACTGCACATTAGAGCTAATAGTACCAAGTTCAACGTCACCAATTCTTGCTGTACCTGCAACTGTTCTAAGACCATCAGGTCCTAAGAATATCAAGTCACCTGCAAATTCCTGTATAGTGCTACCGTTTATACAGCCAATGTCTCTAGTAATGGCAGACACGGCAAAGTCACTTGATGTACTGCCACTTAATTTAAATATTCTGTTTTCACAAAAGATAAATAAATTATCACGGAAAACCTTTAACCCTGTTATAGTGTCGTCTACTTTTATACTTCCTGCACCTTGACCACTGCTAAAACCGTCTTCATCAAAAGGCTCACTAAAAACTAGCGTCTGTGGTGTTGTAGACTTACCTGCATAAAACATGTGATTTCTAAATGCTGTTACAAACTTAGAACCTGCTACGTCACTGTTACTTACATCTGTTGCTGACATTGCTGTATTAAATACAGTAGGAGCATTTGTTCCGTCTACTACTATTAGTTTGCTGTTGCCGTCAAAGTTAAATCTTTCAAAGGCATATGTTCCTGCACCTGTTCTGCCACTATCTCGTTCTGTCCAACTAGAGCCACCTGCTGTAGCACTAAATATCTTTTCACCTCTGGCTGCCACAACCAAATCACCAAATGTAGCTACCATTAAAACTTGTTCGGTAGAAGAACTTGTCTGTGGTACAACAGCACTTACATATTTACTGAACCCATTTATTCTTCTATATCCACCCTCTATATCAGGCTCAAAGTTTGTTAGCTCTAATGCTTCTCCGGGTTGCATCATAAATGTAGAACGGTTTAAAACTAATCCACCTTGACAGTTAAATGCTGTAGGTTGTACTTGGGATAGATCAGGCATACTATACTACTCTAGGGTTTAAATCTAATACGTTTGTTGGTGTTCTTGGTATGAATGTAGAACGTAGATACTCATATTTATTTACTAATAGGGTCTGCATGTTCTTGATACCCTGTTCATATCGTGCAAAGTTTAGCTGATACTGTGCTGTCTCACCTCTATACTGATACACAAAAGCTGTAGCACCGTCTACTATTACTGCATCAAAACGTGCAGGAATACTTGTTGTGTCACCGTGTGCTGATAGATCTGAGGGAAATGTGTAGTAGTCAAACTTTATAGAATGTGACTTAGTAGGATAAGGGTATAAAAGATAATTGTTGTCTGGAGATCTAACCACATATCTAGGAATTCCTCCTTCTTCAAATTGTGCAACTTGCACTCCACTAGCGTGAGCAGATGCTGTTGTTCCACTTGCTCCACGAGTAACACCTGTGAGTGTTGTAGAGCTACCTATTGCTGTGTAGGTCATTATTTCATTGCCTACGTGTACTGTCCCTGCACTGTCAAAGTCTGTAGTGCTTGCTACAGTCAATGTAGTAACAGAGTCTGTGTGAGTTTGACTTAGTGTTGTGGTAACTATTTCATCTTCTTGTGTAATGTAATTATTTACATAGTCATTATACTGCAAGATGCCTAGTCTGTATCCACTATTACCTAAGTCAGAATCTTTTATCAGCCTGAATGTGTTGTAGTCTACATGCTTTGTTGACGTAGGTACACTATACCTTACTGTTCCTGCTGTAAGAGTTTTTGTTTCTGTTGCATGATTAAATGGATATGTAAACTCTTTTTGATTTATGTAGCGTATAGACTCATTAACAGCGTTCTGTGCTTGCACCTGTATACCTCTAGCATTACTAAAGTTAGAAGAAGTTAGCTGTACTTCATTTAGCCTTGCTAGTGTATTATTTGTAAGTGTTAGATATGTTCCAGACATTGTTATCCTTTCTTAGGATTGTTTTGTCATATCTAATATGATGTTATATGTTTCTGTGTTAGCATGTCCAACAGTTGTAAACATAATGTCACCTGTTTTGCCTGAACCTGCGTTGTTCTGTAAGCCACCAAAATGTGAAAAGTCGTAGTACCCTTCGGTATCTAATAGTTTGTATGCTTCTACGTCTGTAGTAGCGTCCCAAAGTATTTGTACTTTCATTCCGTCATTTACAAAATGTATTCTGTCTATTGTTACACCTGTGCATGTAGCACCTTTTTCACCTGCTGTAAATGCACTTACATCTACTTTCTTAACGGCACTCTCTCCTGAACCGTCACTTACATTAGTGAACTTCATAACTAATCTATAAGGTGTATTGAGTATTGTCTGCGATGTGACTGTATCTGCCATT